ATGGCCTTGAAAGACTTGCCGCCCGAAGGACAGGAAGCTGTATTGAACTTCATCCGAGCTCTCGCGCGTTGGAGCGCCCGGCGGGACTATGATGCTGCGGCGGCGGAAGCCAGGCGCCAGCGAGAGCTGAAGCCCGAATAGCACCGCCTAGTCCAGCCAACACTTCGGCAAGTCAAAAGACCGATCGCCGAGACGCTTGACTTCGCGGTTGGCGATGGTCATCTGCTCGTTCGGTGGAAGGCGCTTGCCGCCTCAGTGCCCATTCGACTGCTGTCGTTGGTTTCACTTCATACCGGACTTATTCTCGCCATCGCACCGCCAGTTCGCCATCTAGAAGCTCGATCGCTTTCACCAAACGATTATAGTTCGGTCTAGCGTAACGCCATCTCTGCTTTCGAAAATATTGCTTTGTCCGAAGCTCCCTATCAAGTTCGGGGAACGAAAAATTGGCTTCAAATAGCTTCGCCAGCATTTCGTCGATCGGCTGATTGCCTGTCAGCTTGAATGGCTTCCTGTTCCGGCGAAATCCATGATACCGGGCGGCTTGGCGGATGTTTACCCACGTCGAATGCGGGAAAGTCTCGCAAATCTCTTCGATGCTCGCCCCGGGATACAGCTTGCGAAGCTTCGATATCTCGGCCGCCGACCAAAGATGCTGCGGCTTTTTCCTCAAACCCATCTTTCTGCACTGCGCGCAGATAGCAATCCTCGAACGGTGCGGAAGCGCCTTTTGGATATCGTCGAAATCAGGCCATCGTTCCACAACGATTTTTCGCTCATCCTCGGTCCAGAGCTTGTCACCACGCATGGTGCATCCCTCCTTCTTCATCCGATTTCTGATGCCAACTGCAGAAGCTGCATTTCGGGCATGGTAGGCAAGTGACATGGCGCGACCTCCCCCGACAATTCAGGAGGAGTTCCAGGTGAATTTCCAATCACAATCTCTGGTTTTCCCCTCTATCCACAGTGCAGCGGGATAGTCGCGGATCCATCGCGTGGCCACAAAACGACTGCGCCAATGTGATTGACATACAGGCGGGCAATGAGACTCTATCGTCGAACGCGAATTGGAGCCTGCCATGACCCCCGCTCGTTTCACCGAATGCCTCCTACACATCCGCTGGACGCCAATAAACTTGGCGAGCGCACTGCAATGCGACCTTTCATGGGTCGAAGCAATGGAAGCCGGGAACGCTGAAGTGCCGGCGGGCTTGGCTGCATGGCTGGAGACGCTTGCTCAGTGCCATGAGGCTGCAGGAATCCCCACGACCTACCGCGGAAAGGGACACGAGTGACTGATCCGTTCGCGCGATACCTGAGGCTGGCATGCCATGGAGAAGATAATGATTGAGGAACCACGCTACGGCGCGCGTAAAGAGCCAGACCAGACTTGGACCATATTCGACCGGCGTACCGGCGAAACAGCCGAGCGGTCGGGCCTCATCATGGCTCGCCTGAACAAGAACATGGTTTTGGGGCTGATTCAAATCCTTGAGCAGATCGAGGATGCACCGAAGCGAATCCACTGATGACCTCGCCCGACACCGCCACCCTCCTCGAAGAGGCGGCCGATCGGATCGCAGATATGTCGCGAGCGGATCTCCAGATTATGCTTCGCCGGGCAGCGCTGCGGCTGCGCAACGCCGCGGCCGTCTCGATGGACGAAGACGTGGAAGAGGTTCTGCGCGACCTAGCCGGCGAGTTCGAGGTGACGCGCAACGACATGATCAGATACATCGTGCGGGAATGGCTGGAGACGAACACCTATCTGCGGGTGCATGAGCTGGACGAAGATTGGGACGTCGATGGCAACGCTTGATGCGGTAGCCAGATAAATCACCGAGGGGACCATGACCAATCGTATCGACCTTATCGATCACGCAAATCTTCTGCGAGACCAGATCCGCTTAGTGGAAATGGCGGCGCACGCCGTCGATGACCGCGATCAAAGAAGCGCGCTAATAGGGGGCTGCGAGCAAGCCAGAGAACACATGGAAAAGCTGCTCGATATGATGCGAAAAATTCCACGGGGCGAAGCAATCACGGCTGCTGAAGGAACTTCTGGCTGAGGTGGCGATTGCGCGTGACGACTGGTGTGACTGATCCGCAGACCGAACCTCCAGCGCTTGAAGGAACGTCGTTCCGCCCTATCCTGATTCCAGGGGTGATGAGGGCGATCATGATCCGATCCAAAATTGCCGACATGCAAAACGTGCTGAGCGACGAAGAAATTGCCCTCTGCCAAAGGGTGTACGATCACGTCAGATCGGTGCGACATGTCACAACAGATGACGATTGTGATGAACTGGCCAGACGGATCATCCAGTCCTTTCAGCACGGGGTTAGGGACGAGGATGCCCTGACGCGGCTTGTGATTTAGAAGCCCTCGCTTGATATCACCCCGCAAGGCGGCACGATCAGCAGCTTGGAAGGCCACCAGATCCTGCTCGCCTCCGCGGTTGCCACTCACGAAGCATCTTGAAGAGACGCGTCGAGAACCTATCTGAATCCATAGGCGATTAATCTTGACGGAGGAGCAGGTTATGTCGCTGCTGGGTCTCCTTTATCTCGACGATCATGGTGTTGAACTGGTCACCAATGCCGTTAAACATTGGTGCCGAGCCCGTCATGTTCCAATGCAAAGCATTCAAGGCCAAAAGGCCATGGGTATTGCTATCGATAAGGTCCTCGCCGGTGAATCGTCGCCCGCGGCGCTTATTGAGGCAATTGATAGCCATATACCCGGCGAGGTACACAAAGACCCTCACGGGTAAATCGGGCTTATTAGCCTCGGTCACTATGCGCGCCGCGTTAACGTCGGCAGCGTAACTATCCGACAATTGTGCGATTAGCGAGCAAATCTAGATCAGCCCCGGAACTTTTGAGATTGTCTATTGTTAGACGAAAAGGATCGCACAGGTGGCCCCATACCGGGGCTGTCCGCTTCCCTTCCTTCCTGTGCGGTCCGTCCTTTCCAGCAATGGCCCCGTCTCGGCTGGGCTTCTTTTTGATCCACAGCGAGCAATGACGGGCATCGCCGCACCGGCACGCTTGCACCATCTCTCAATGAATTGGACGAATTGGGGAGTGCGCATTCGATCACATGAGATTGGGCGGCCGCTCAGCGTACAGGAGTTTCAATGCTTGGGGTTAAGCAAGTGATCGCTGAGCGGCCCTCCGAATGATACAAACTATTACTCGAAATACTGAAGTCAATTTCTATTTCGAGCAAAACAGAGACAATAAGCTCTGTAGATGAGAACAAATCGGCGGGCGAATAAGCTCTATAAAGTAATATTAATTGCAAATCCATGTAAGTTGTGCGAAGTAAGTTATTGCAGCGCAATACACGCTTGCCTAGAAAACACCCCCCTTCCTGATCCCCGCAGTCGCGGGGTTTTCTTTTTCTGGGCTAGCGTAAAATTCAATGAATCTCTCAACCGATCGGTAACCAGATTTAGCCCCAGATGTGGCTGGGCAGGTTGAAAACAGGTATATGTCGCTCTCGTTTAACTTGTGTCGGCGTAGCCTGAGTAAAAGATGCTAATCAATTCGACCGCCATTCCTATCACGGTTCATAGCTGGCTCCCCGGCACCGCGAACAAGGAGTTCATCTCTCTGCAAGCAGCTATTGAATACGCGGGGGAGCACATCGACGAGCTCCCGGCGATCGAGATCCTCATTCGCACTGGCAACCATCGTTACGCGATCATTGAGGGCAATCAACTTGCCGCTTTGATAGTGCGGCTTTGCTGTTCTCACTGAGCCAGTGCCCGAAGGCCGCCACCTCACCGGCCCGTCACCCACGCCATTGCCGCCGTGCCGAACTTTGTGAGAATGAAGGTAAGCGCCGACGCCCCTATTCCGACGATCCCCAGCGCTCCCAGCCCCATCAGCTTCCACCGGCGGACGTCGTCGGTCACCGGCCGCATTTCCGAGATATCCTCCTGCACTGCGGCAACGGTCCCTTCGACCTTGCCTACCCGGTCGACCAGAAGGTCAAGCCGGCCGTGCATCTGCGATCGGCTGGTGTCCGATTTGATTTCGGACTGCCGGAAGGCATCCCGAAGATTGCGGACCTCTGCAAGCAGTTCGCCGAGCTGCTGATGCAGGCGCGGGTCGAAGTCGGATGTGTTCATGCTGATTGCCTCAAACTACGAATTTGGACTTGTCGGATTGCGCGATCCCGGCCACGATGCGGTCGATCATAGCCCCCCAGGGATGGACACCATCCGTGCTGATGCCGGGGCGAACCACGGAACCGACCGGGAGGACAACAGCCGTGGAGCCCTGGTAGGTGATTGTATTGCCGGAAATGCTGGCAATCGTCTGGGTGCTGAGACGGGCTATTCCATCGGGGCCAGAATAGATGTTGAGGCTCTGCTCAGGCCGGAAGAGGCTCGCATCCGCAACGACGATCTGGTTGTAGGTCGCGACGCCGTCGGTCCCCGCCTGCTGCGTCAGTGTGGTGCTCGACAGTTCCAGCATGCCAGGCCAGACGCCGCCGCGCGATGGCGATACCCACGCCGAGTAGGTGTCGATCGCGTCGTCGCAGCATGAAGAGGTTTTCGCCAGAATATCGTCACGCAGGCGCCATTTGCCCGAGGCGTCCGTTCCGTCGGACGGCCAGGTGTTGTTGGCCGAGAAGCTCTGATATTCCGCCCGGAGATAGAGATCACCGGCCGTTATCGTTCCTGTCGCCGGCGACGTTCCAGAGCCTGCGAAATTATAGGTGAACGTCGTTGGCCCAGTGACGGTGATGACCACGTTGCCGTTATATTCCGTCTGCGTAGCGCCGGCGATCGAAACGGTCTGACCGGTCACCAGCCCGTTGATGCCAGAAGCAATGGTGGCCGTCACCACGGTCCCGACCGACGTGAGGGTAACGGTTCGCGCCGATGTGGTGCGCCCGAGCGGCGGGAAGGCGACAATCTTGACGCCGGAATACTCGGCGCGGATGCGGGTCACCAGAGACCTGTAGTTGGTGTTGAACCACGTAGTGTAGGACGTCGACGTGTCGTTCTGGCCCAGTTGGTTTGCAACGACGGTAAAGGGCCATTTGTTGTTGTTGAAGGCGATGATTTCCCGGATGATATCCCGTCGCCTCGTGGCGATAGAAGAGCCGGAACCGGTATATTCTCGGACAGATCCCGCTCCCGGAACGCCGACCATCAGATAGGGGATTCGACCGATACCGCCGGCCCTATCGAGCCAACGCCGGAACCAGCCGAGATTACCGCGGGTATCGGCGGCGGCGCTGAACTCCTGTCTCGCCTCGCCCAGACTATCGACGAAGGCGAGCGCAACGGGCCTTCCATCCCAATCGCCCTTGGCGACCATCATGTCCGGGCCATAATATTGCGGCTGCGCCTGCTGCCCGTAGCTTGTATCGAGCGCTGCGGTGCTGTCCGCAAGCGGAGTGTCCTTGAAAGCGAGCAGTGTGGAAAGGTCGCTGGCGCCCCATACGCGTTCGCCCCGCTCCTTTTGGATGCGGTAGACAGGCCAGATCTTCTCGCCGACGGCGGTATGATAGAACAGCCACAACTCGATCGCGCTCTCGGCAGCCACATCGGGGACTGTCAGTTCATCCGTCCATGCGCCGTTGGTCTGGTCAGCGACCGTGACCGTATTCGATGCACTGAACTGCAACTGGTAGAAGACGCCGCCGACCCGCATGAACATCGCGTCTACAGATACCGAGTTGCCAGGCGTGCCGATCGTGCCGGTGACAACGGTCTCCTGGGGTGAGTTGCCGCCTTCAGTCGAAGCGAAGCCGGAGAGGTGAAAGCGGAAGGTCCGCGTCTTATATTGCGGCGTGTTGACGATGATCTTGCTGCACACATAATTCGTGCCACTCGCTGCCGTCAGCGTGGCAGAACCAGACGGCATGCGGTTGCGGGTCGCAAAGAACATATAGCGGTCGGGGTCGACAGGGCCACCGCCGCCGCTCGGTACCGTGTTCATGCTCGACCAGTTTGTCGCGCCAGCAGATGCGGCATAGGCCGCCATGGCTCCGTTGATCTCGGTATAGCTTGTGCCCAGCGCAGCGTTGATCCAGGCGAGCAGCCGACCATTGAAGCCACCATCGGCAGGAATAGCCGCTTGATCAAAAAGCGCGGACCAATCACCTTCATAGTTCAACGCTGTGTCCGTGTAGCCGCGGACCGCCGCCTGCCGGTCTCCTTGTGCACTCGTCATTGTCGGGTTGCCTCGTATTTCGTTCTGATATCGTCGTAAAAATCAGCGGCGCGCCTCTGGCGGGCGTTGGCCCGGTCGAGCGCCTGCCGTTCGCGGGCGAGGATGGCGATGACTGGTTCGCCTTCCACGACGGGCGCATGCGCCTCCTGTCTGCGGAGATCATCGGGCAAAGGTGGCAGCGCCACGCCGGCCGCCGCCTGCCCCTTCGTCACCGCTGCCCTGTTCAGGCGCTCAGTGGCGGAGCAGCCACTGACGATCAGCAGCAGTGACAGCGCAAGCGCGGTTCTTTTCCCGCTGAAGCTCATAGGATTGGATCTCGGTTTCGAGTGTGTCTCTGGCGGCCCGCTCGGAGACCTCGGCGGCCGCCAGGCGTTTGCGGTGCTCATCGCTGGCCTGGGCGGCGGCGTTGCGCTGGCGCTCCATCTCGGTCGCCTGTGCCTCGGCCGCAGTCTTCTCGGCCAGCAGGACAAAGCCGGCGCGCGCCTCGCGGGCTGCCGATGGATAGCCGATCGAAACGGCATAGAGGTGATAGAGCAGCAGACCGGCAGCGACGCCGGCGCCCATCTTGAGCGCATCGAGAAAACCGAACATCAGATGCCCTCAAGACAGAACTGACGCTCTTTCTGCCGGCGCCGGGTCAGTCCCGGGAAGACGATGCCTGCAGCACGGTTCCACTTCAAAAGCGCTTCGCAGCCTTCAGCGGTCTTGCCTTGGTTGATGAGCTTGACGGCAGTGGAACCGCATGCAGCCCGAATGCCGACGTTGTAGGCGAATGATGTGAGGGCTACAAAGCGTGCATCCGGCAAAGGAACGCGGGTGCATTTCTCAATGCCGGCGGCGTAGGTTTGCAACTCCAGCGCCAGGAGCGCCCTGCACTGCTCCACCGTCTTGTGATCCCCAGGTTTGACGCCATTGGTGCTGCCATAGCAGATCGTCCAGGGCTTCCCTTGCATGGCCGGATCCGGATAGGCATTCTGCCGAAGCCCCTCGAAACTGCCGACGAGCGCCACGGCCATTGCAGCCACCGCGCTGCCCTTCTTCATTCTACTTGTCATCGTCGTTTTCCTTGAGGGCTGGCTGGTGAATGAGGCGCGCGATCGGAGAGGCCGCCAGAAAGAGGATGGACAGCCATTTCGGTATCCAGTCGTCGAGGTAGGGCACGATGTACGGCACGAGCTCGAGAAGGCCGGCAGCGTAGACGCACCACATCGATAGCGACCACGTGAGTACGCGGCGCTTGTGCTTCACAAGGCGCATGGAAGTCTCCGGATTGTAGGTGGGAAATCTTCAGATTGCCGGCCCGATAGTGCCGCGCAGAGGCTTACGTCGGCGGAAAACTATTCGCCGGGATCTGGACGAACGACGTAGCCCGAATAGGGCCATAGCAGGTGATCAGCGGCTTGTTGTTGGCGTCCAGCTCGAGGCGCATCGCCACGGTTCTGTCAAGGATAAGGTGGACGGCACGGACGCCGGCGCCGTTCCATGCGCGAGACCCCACTTCTACAACACCATCTTTGACGCCAAGCCTGAGGGAGTGGCTCGGAGCACCTTCGGGCTCCTGAGTGCTGCGGTTCATCACGTCCACCCAGGCCCAGCCGTTATCTGGATGCTCCGCGGCGTTAGGCCCGGGGGATATATCTAGAGCCATCACCATATCATCGGCCGTGGGGCGCAGCTCGGCCACCACGATCTTTGCGGGCCATGTTGCCGGACGATCGCGGAAACCGAAGGCCGTGTATGCCCACCGGAGACTTGCCCCTATAGTTTCAAGAAAAGTCGTCATAGCTGCGCCGCCGCCACGAAGAAATCGTTGATCTGTTCCGAGGTGAAACCCATAGCGGCGAAGCCCGTGGTCATCATCGTGCTATCCTTTTCGAAGGTCCCGCTATACTCATAAGCGATCTGAATATCGCGCGGCTGCCGCGCAACCCAGGCATCAACAGCGTCGAGCAAGCCCACGACAAGAAGCTGAAGCTTGAATTGACGTGCCGAGACCGCTTCGGGGATCGATGGCGTCACCATGGCCGCGCGAGACACATCGAACGCCGCCTCCTCTTCGGCTGTCATTTCGACGGAAATTCCGTTCACAAGCTTTGAGGTCATCCGCGTATCCCTTCAATGATCACGTGGCCGGTCATCGTTCCGGAGCTGCACAAAATACGGATTGCATTTCGCGCAGTGGTGCTGGCTCGGTGGCCACCGACCTCTGAAAGCACAACAGCGCCGGCTGAAACATAGGTCGAGGAGGACTTAAACTTGGCGAACTTTGTCTTATTGAAATTCGCCATTTCGACGTTTTCGAGAAACACGCCATTGTTAGCGCCACTATCGACGCCTCCTCCGATGAGCATGGAAGTCGAGTTTTGCCGATTGCCTGAGATGCTCGTATTGTTGGCGAATATCGACTGCCATGCATAGTCGTTCGCGGCACCATCGAATGACGATCCGTTGTTGGTGCTGGTCTGCAGGCCGACAGTCCCCGCGACAGAAACCTCAAGATAACCCCGGAACCGAATGAATTCGAAGGCACCAAGATTGGTAACGTCGATAGCCCCCTGGGCTGTGATCTGATCGTTTCTGATCGGCTCCCATTCATTTGTGCTGAGCGTAAAGAATGCGGTGCCATCGCAGATGATAACTGCCGTAGCGCCGATCGGGATCGTAAGCGTTGCTGCACCGTTGATGGTCTCGGAACCATTGGGATCAACAGTGACGGTCCCACCTTCGGCAAAGACGTCAATTGACCAACCCGCCGCCAATGTCGCAGCAGCAGTAAGCGTTAGATTAGCTGTCGCGGTGAAGCGAAGAGTAGACCCGGCATCTGCCGCAACCGCGAGGTAATTTCCGCTTTTCTCGGCGTAGTCGATACGCCCCTTGAGGACGCCAGATGTCGAGAAGTTGCCCGCAACACTGACACCGGACCCTGACCAATTCAGAACCTCGGAGCCGCCGGCAACCAGAGCGGCGACCCCGGCCGCCTTGAGATACATGCCGGTCGCGGGTTCGGAGGAGAACGTGACCGACGGCTGCGCCTGGCTACCATCGGCGTTCTTGAGCGGTGCCGTCATCGGAGCCGACCCGTCGCGCGGCAGCGAGTTGGTGATTTCGTTGCCGAGGTCGGTGGTCAGCGCATTCCACGGCACGGGGTCGATGACCTGGCCGACGGAAGGTGTTGTTCCGGCTGGCTTTGAATAGACGCCTGAGGAATTTCTGGGCATTCACCTTCTCCAAGAAGAGAAGGCCCCGCGAATTGCGAGGCCTTCAATGGTGTAGTATTGGTTGCGCATGCAGATCGATCACGACCCAAATGAACCGAAGCTCGACCGCGGACCTGGTCCGTGGAAATCGACATTTGCCGTAGTGCTCGGCGTTTTCTTACTGAACCTGTTCACCCGTCAAATAGACTGGGTCTCGCTAGCACTTGGTGCCGGGATCGGCGGCTGCATCGTAGCCTGGGCGATCGAAATCACCGGCAATAAGATTCCAGATTCATGGCGCGGTAAGCCTCGGAACTCCGGCCGCTCCTGATTCAACCAGCGCCGACACGAGCCGCGCCCTTAGCTGATCGTTTCGCGATAGCTGCTGTGTCCCTGCCCGCAACACGTCCAGCGCAACATCCGGATTCGTCTCCATCAGCACGCGAGATAGTCGCTCCACAACGGACGGCGGCTGTCCGGTCACGGTTCCGAGGACCTTCGAAAGACCTGTCGTAATCGCGCCAATCGGGTCGCCGCGCACCAGGCGCCCGATCACCGCCGGGTCGAACTGATTCATGTCTGCGGCATCTGCAAGGTTGTCGGCCGTCTTCGAATTGCCTAGCCCTGCGTTTGCTGTCCGGAACATCGTCTGCTCGCGGGCGATGCGGTCTGCAAGCTGCCCTCCGCGCTCCGGCGCCGCGAATGCTGGGAGTTCGGCTTCGAATTTCGGCGTCTGCAGCATCCGCGCCTTGTTTGTGGTCGGCGAAGAAGACGCACCCTCCAGGCGGGCGATCAGCGGGTCGATATAGCCGGCGCGGAAATCCACCTGTTCGCCGGGTGGCATCGCTTCGAACTCCGGAATCGTGTCCTGGGCCCTGCGGGAAATGCGGCTTGCTGCGCTGCCCGCGTCAACGGCCTCGATCCGGCGTGAGGCACGGGCAAATGCGTCCCGGGCACCTACATATCCCTCGGAAGCATCGGCGAGCGCTTGGTCGACCAGCCCCTGAACGCGCGACAGGTAGTGCGCGCGATTGCCGGCACCCTGTCCTTCTGCCCGTTGGATCATGTCGTCCAGGTCCAACTTTGCCCTGAACAAGGTGTCGAAATCGGTCACTTGGGAATTGCCATCCGACAACATGGAACGAACCCGCGTCAAAGCGCCTTCGATCGAGTCGTTTGCAATTCGATCACGGGGGTTGACCATCTGGTTGACGCCCGGGCTGATCGTCCTGTCGATCTCTTCGAGGACGGGCGTGACGTTGACCGGGCCGGCATTTGCGCGGGCGGCTGGGTAGAGTTCGTTTGCCTCCGCGGCGCGCTGCGCCGTGCGGTCAGCGATACGACGCCCGGCCGTATCAAAGGTATCAAAGCCCTCAGCGAGATTATTCGCCAGCCGCTCGCCCTGTCCTGCCTGTCGCACCATCAAAGCTTCAGCAAGCGCCTGCCGGTTATCATGCGGAACGCGCGTAGCCGTCGACATCAGCCGCTCGCCAGTATAGCCCAAGGCATCGGCGACATTGAACATGTCCTGGCCATCATCCGCTGCAGCGCGCATGTTATTGGCGATACCCTCCGGAGTTTGGCCGGAGCGGCGCAGTGCCGTGGCGAGCGCTTCCCGCACATATCCATTCGGTGCAAACGGCGCTATCAACGGCGCAGCAGCGGATTTGACGACCTGTGAGACGCCGGCAACAGCAGCCGGGGCGACGGCTCCGATACCGAGACCCAGGCCGCCGCCAACGCCTGCATTGACCAACCTGTTTACTAAACCGTCTTCACCACTGCCGAATCCTGAGATGGTGCCGAGGATCGCGCCTTCCTTTGCAGAGGCTGCCGTTACTTTCCCAAGCCCTGCCCCACTCTTGATCGCGTTGGCAGTTGGAGACAAGCCAGCTTTGGCGAGCTGGCCGGCGCCCCATAACGCGCCCGTCACCTTGCCAGCAGTGTTCGCAGCTGGAAACTCGTCGTAGGCCTTGTCCTGCTCGCCGCGCGTGTCCGCCAAGGCTTGATCGTAGGTCTTCGCATCGCGCCACGGCAAGATATGTGAGCCGGCATAGTCAATACCTGCACCGATCTCATCGGCATAGCCCATCCCGACCATATCGACGATGCCTTGACCGAACGAGTTGATGTTGCCTGTCATCTTCTCAAACGTCGATTTCTCGGGCTGTGGAGGTGCGCTCAGCGGCTGTGATGGCGTTGGTGCGGCTGGCTGGTCGCCCTGGAGCTGGCGCACGGCGGCGCGCACAGCCTCATCGTTCGGAGCGTCGATATCGAAGCTCTCACCATTCACCTCGACAGTGTATGTGGGCATTTACTGTTTCCTTCGAATGGTGACGCCCGGGATATCAGTCGGGACAACCGCCGGGTCGCCAGGCGACGATGGCGACGCCACCTTTGCCCGCTCCTTCATTTTGGCAACGCCCTGCTCGACAGCATCGCGGAAGTCTTTCAGCGCGGCCCGGAAGTGAGGCTCATCAAGCGAGCGATCCATTCGCGCCATGGCATCCTGAGCCTTGCCGCCCTCGACTTCGGTGATCTGGCCACCACCCTTAAGAAGCCCATAGGCTTGCAGGAATGCGCCACCCTGAAGCTGCTTGAGGCGTGTCAGCGCGTCGCGCCCGTCCGCACCCATCGTCCAGGAAGGCCGGAACTGATCTACCGAACCGACAATCGAATCCAGCCCCTTGCTGGTTAGCAGCTGGTCGATGTTCTTGATCGTCTGATCCGCCTGCATCAGATCTGCCGGGAGCGACGAGACGGCTTCACCAGCAGCCTTGCCTTCTGTGCTGCCTTGCGAGGTGTCTTTCGCCGCCTCGTAGTTTTGCTTAGTGGTCCGCTTCACTTCCTGACCACCGGGGCCGAGTGTGATCAGTTCCGTTCCTGTGTCGACGGTGCGCGTCGTCGGCGCCGCCGTTGATCCCGGCCCGAAATCCAGATCCTTGCCGCCGCCCTTGTCGCTCAACTGGCGATATCGCAGGTTCCCATCCTTGTCATAGTAAGGGACGGTCGCGCCGTAATATTTCTCTCCGCCGGCTCCTCCAGGAGCTTGCCTGAATTCACCGGTGCTCTTGTTGTAGAGCGTTCCATCGCTCAGACGCTCCCACTGGCCATTGCTGAAATCGGCGATAACCTTGCCGTCAGCGCCTACGAGGCGACCGTTCACCTCTGTCGGCTTTGGTGTGCTCTGATAGATCGGCTGCACGGTCCCGGTGCGTGGGTCGCTGCGCAAAACGGTTCCATCCGGCAATGTCTGGAAACCGTACTCCGGTGGCCGGGTGAGGATCTGCAGTTGCTGCGCGGCCATAGCTTTGATCTGCGGCGATGCATTCGGATCCGTCATGGCTTTCACCAGCGCTTGGGCGCGCGGGTTCGCCATCGGGTTTTGTGCCTGCGGAGGATTGGCGCTGTCCAACGCCTGGGCAAGACGCGCCGGCCCCGATTGATTGCCGATGGCTTGCGCCTGAGCAATCTGCTGCTGGGATGCGGGTTGACCGCCGCCTGTTGGCGCTGGCGGGAAGGAACCAGGCCCCGGAACATCGCCACCCATGCCGACGCCTGAGCGGTCCCCATTCCTGAGAGCTTGAGCCAACTGAGGATCGACGCCCGAAGGCATACCAGCGACGTTCGGCATCGGGCCAACGTTGGTGACCGGCAACGGCGGCAACGCAGCCTGCGGGCCTGCCTGAGGAGACATGGTCTGCGCTGGGTCTGATGCACGCATTTGGCCAGTCGCGCCTGGCATGGGAATGCCGATGGACGGATCGAGGCTTGCAACCTCGCCGGGGGCGGACAGTGGCGGCACGGGAGGCGCAGCCGGGTTGACCGGTGGCGGCTGGATCGGCGATGCAGGAGGCGCAACGACGGCAGGGCCTGCGCTTGCGATTTGAGGGCCACCGGGGGTGGCCATAGCGCCGGATTGAAGATCGGCTACGATCTGCGCCATTTCGGCATCGGGAACGTTCTTGAACCCCTGCCATTCCGCCCGCAGCGCCTGGATCTTCCCCGGCAGTGTATCGGCCGATGCAATGCGCTGGCGAGCGAGATAGGATGCGACCCGATCTTGAGTGGCTCGGTCATACGGCGCATTCGGGTCAAGGCCAAGGGCACCCACTGCGCTACGCAACGTCGTGCCGACTGTCTGATATTTCCCGACTGGAGTTGCTACACGACCGACCTTGCCCTTGACATACTGAGCATAGGGGCCACTCGGATCGGTGAACGCCAAGACGTCTCTGATCGGCATGCTCGAAACGGATGTGCCAGCAAAAGGGCCATCTTTTTGAGCGTGTCCGAACAGAGTGTCGTAATCTCCTGCCCCTTCCGTCTTGTCGACCGCGGCAAGGAACGAACTCGGGAGACCGCCAGTGGACGGCATGGCGACATTGCCCGCGGCATCCACCTTCGGCATAGACGATCCGGAAGCACCGGGGTTGGCCTTGCTGCCGCCGAAGATCGACGACAGGAAGCCCTTGGGCTGCTCAGGCGGGGTATAAGGCTGCCCGGTGATAGCGGACATGTATTGAGCGTCGGCGGCGCTCTGCATCTCGCCTTGCTTGCGAATAGCGAGACCACCCATGAGTGCTTGCGCCATGCGGGCAGCACCTTCCCAAGGCGACTGGATAGGGCTCGTGTCGGTTCCTTGCTGGAGCATTGCCGCAGCGAGCCGCTTGCGCGCATCGGTGACATCTGCCTGCGATTGACCGGTGTCGCCACCGAAAATGAAGCCCATTACAGAACCCCCGCGTAGTTGACCATTTTGAACCCGCCCGGGCCTTCGGCAATTGCTTCAGGGAAGACGGTCTCGACTTCATCGGCCATAAGACCGACCTGACGGCCACCGCCAAAGACATATTCGTATTCGTAGACTGGAAGACCGGATTCCGTGACGCCGATCTGATGAACGTCGCGCTTCAGGCGGCGATCGGACATTGCCCAGCCGCCAAGCAGCGATGAGCCCAGACCGAAGAGACCGCCCATGGCGGCGTTAGACTTGGCCACCTGCTGATTATAGGCGCCCATCTGCTGATTGTAGTTTTCGTTGATGAGGCCGGCTTGGTCCACCGTCGGCAACTGCGTCGTCGGCGAATTCACGTAGTTCGGTTGATTGACCTGAGACCCAGACATCAGCGCCGAAATCTCGTTCAGCGGCTGGTTTCGCTCGGTCAGGATCGAGTTCTGGGCGTTCGAATACATGTCGCCGAGATATTGGTCGGATGCGGCCTGCTTGCGCGTGCTGAAGTCCTGCATGGCGTTATTGTAAGCCGCGGAACCCATCGAAATGCCTTTATCGGCAAGGCTCTGGTCAAGGCTTGCCTGATCGCGATCCCACTGATTGTTGAAACCACCCTGCCAATGGTCGTTGACATATTTGTCAACGTTATTGCCGCTGAGATCAACGTTCGTGCCGAGGATGCCGGAGATCTTGCCGGTCTGTTCATTCGCCAGTTTCGACAGACCGAGCTGCGTCTGCTGCGTCTGATCATAGATCGCCTGGTTTTGCGGAGAATAGCTCTGATAGGCCGAATAGGTCGGCAGCTGGTAGGTCTTGCCGTTCTGGTCGGTCATCGTCTGGTAGCCGCTGACCTTGTATTCCAGCGAACCGTCCGGCGTGTACTGGTTGGTGTGGCTCAGACCTGCATTGGCGATCGCGGTATCCACGTTCGTCGCCGTCTGCGCCGCTGCTGTCTGTGTCGGATCGGGCGCTTTTGGCGCCTTCGGGGTCGAGACCATAAGGGAAGTCCTCTTTCAAAATTCCATAGAGAAGCGCGTCGCAGTCGCCGAAATAATTGCGCTGGCGACCTTCCGGACGGGCGCCGAGCCTATCGAGCGCCTTCTGAGCGGCCATGTTATCGGCCCGCGTCCTGAACGTTGCACGACGGCAGCCAAGCTGCTCGACGACATATCGGAAGGCTGCCCGCATCAGAGTTGCCGAAAGCCGATCGGCGGCGAGCGACACCTCGACGTCATGCTCGGTCCAGACGTTGAACACATAGCCCGCGATGATCCGGCCGCCCTGGACCTGGGCAATGGCCGTAAATGGCGGATGGAATGTCACCCCGATCTTGCCGCCCACCCATGCCGCGATATCCTCTCGGGGCTCGGTGACGATCAAATCGGAGCACCCTTCTCATAGAGGACCGAACCGCCAACGACGGCCGCTTCGGATACCGAACCAGTTGCTCCGGAAATCAACGCCCGGATCGTCGGCGCCAAGGCAGAGCCAACCCCTCCTGCGGAGGCAAACTTGCGCACAAGCGACGTCCCCGGAAATTTCGAGACGCCCCAGATCGCAGTTCCCCACTTGGCTGCGGCGTTGCTGTCGACCGATGCCAGGAGCGCCGTCGGGATCTTCACCTGATAGTCGAAGGAGATGCCCGCATACATCAGGGTCGAGACGCCGATCTGGCCAGTCACGCCGATGAGCTTCGAAAACTTCGAAGCCAGATCTTCGCCGTACCGGTTCCATGCCCCGACCATGAGAGCGTCGATCGTGGCGCCGTTGTCGTTGGCACCGACTTCCGCTTCGTAAACTGTCCCATTAGCCGCGCCGAAGAACAGCCGGTCTTGCCAGTTGGCCCAGCAGGAGGCGGCAAGTCCGACAAAGCGGCACCATGCCCCGGTTTCCGTGTTCATTACGTATTGATAAGGCCCCAGAGACGACGGCAGGTTGACGATTGCCATTTGTCGTGACGGAAAGCTTGCCAACTGCCATTCCTGTGACGTCGTGCCGGCCGTCATCACGGTTTCGCGCCATGTCGGCCCGATCTTGGCCGTGATCGCACCAAGACTGGTCGCGCCGCGATCGAGCTGCACCGCCTTGGTGATCGGAACAATCCCGTCTGTTGTCATGATCGCCAGATCTGCACCGACGGGCAGGAAGCAACGTTCGGTCCCGAGCGGCCGCCCGAGCTTGAATGTGCCCAGCAGGCTCCAGTTCGAAGCGCTCGACGGATCGGAGCCCTGATAGACGATCACCTCGCCCTCGGTCGACATGAGGACCAGGCACTGCTGCAGCCCGGTGGAGACAGGGATCGTCCAGACGCCGATCGCCGCAAGCGTGCCACCGTATTTCATGTTGCCGCCGACCGGCAGAACCGTCGCCGCGCCGCTGACGGCGTCGGTGGCGAGATACCAGACATTGGTCGAATTCTTCTCGATGAACCACAGGCGCGAGCGATAGGCCGTCACCGCGATCAGCAGCGAGGCGTCAGGAATGCCCGTGATCATCGTCGAGGGGACGTAAGGGGTTGCGACCGCGCCCGTCTCCAATTGGGCATTGGTCACTGAACCCGCCACCGTGAGCGTCAGCGTGCCGGCAGTAGGTGTAAACGTCAGCGTGACGCGGTTGCCAACACCAGTCCCGTTCAACACGCCCACGAACGCCCCAGAGAGCGTTACCGAGCCGGTCCCGAAGAAGCTTAGAGTATATTGGACCGCCCTCACCGCGACGTTCTGCGTGGCGAGGGTGGCCGTTCCGACCAACATATTGTTGGTCCACGACGTGCCATTGTAGAGCAGCGGTAAATCGAGGCCGTTGACGAGGCGCAGATATTCCTGACCAGCTGGGTTGGTGTATTGCTGAAAGGCCCAGCGCGCGCTGCTCTGCCCGCTCACTGCAGCAGTCCCGACGGCGCCGCCGGCCGTGACGTCAAATATCTTGTCGCCGGCGGCTGCGAATAGACGATTGCTCACCCCTACATAGGGAATGATCGTCAGCACCGAGGCTCCGAGGCCCGTCGCAAAGGCTGTATGACCGTATCGCGCACGGACTCGGTTGGCTTCCGGAAAGAAGTTATCGAGTTGGAACGCGGCATCCTTCGGCATATCCGCCATCTCGACGTCGGTTCGCCAGCCGCCAGTGGGCGCGATCCAGTCTTTGCTTGGCGAAACGCGGGCGGTACGCCCGTTCGGTTGAACTGGTTTTCTTGTCATGAGTTTGAAATGATGGTCCCTGGCCAGTAGTTGTCGGGGACTTCGCCGCGGTACGGCATCGACAGGCTTACGGGTTGCGCAGCCCGATCGGCACCGATCGCCGACTCTTTGGCGCGCTCGAAGTTTTCGAGCTCCTCGCCGTAGTCGAGGCCCTTGGCACGCTTCCAGCGCCAGATCAGCGAGAGCTCGATGAGGTCTTCCGGAATGCGGGAAGTATCGGTGTCGTTGGCCCAATTCTCGGCATAGGTCGATCCGCCGGCAACCGCGATCCAGTATTTCGAGATGTACTCATACCGCATGGTTTCGGTCGCGACATTCGGGAAGAACGCCAACTTACCGCCCAACATGCGCCAGATCTGCGGCACTGGATTGGAGTTGAGGATAGTGTTCCGGTCCCAGGTTTGCGGCTCGACAGGGCCGTTCAACTTCCAGAGGCGCGATGTATTCCAGATAACCGAGTTGGTGGTGAACTTGGCAAAATCGTCCGGCGGCTCTGTCGGCTCCGGGATCACCCCGGTTGCCGCAAAATTCCGGATGGTGTTGAGCACCGACCAGTCATGGTCTTTCAGCAGATCCTTACCGGCACGATACGACAATATCTGCAACTGCCTGATCTGCGGGTCCGCCGACGACATAACTGCGGCCGGCGGATCGAGGCTGATTTCCGCGCAAACGTTCTGGATGATAGTCAAGAGCGACATGCGCGGAACTCCGGTTCAGGCGGCTGCATTGCGGCGGCCGGGGGCGCCCTGTTCTTTTGCAAGCGCTTCAAAACGCTTGCCCATTTCGTCGATCTGCTGCTGCATGCGAGTGACGTCGTCCTTCAGGCGTTCGTTCTCAGCAGCGAATGCGGATGCGGCGCTGGCGTCCTTGGCCGTGGCGAGGAAAGCCTGGGCGGCCGCCACGAGCTCGTTCGCCCCCATACCGATCTTCTGCTTGGCGGTATCGGAAAGCGCGGCCAGCTGCTCGACGCTGTAGACATTCATCGCCTCCAGCTCCTTGATCTGGCTGGGCTTCAGATAAACCCATTGCGACAGCGGCGTGCCGATCAGTTGCTCACGCGCCGCCGCGCCTTCCTTGAAGCGCTTATAGGCCTCCGAAAACCGATCTTTGTCGTGCTCTGTCGCAAGGCGATGAACTTCCGTGTGCTTGTCGCCGGCAATGAAGATGGTGACGAATTCCGTGTCTTTGAAAATCGGCCGTCCTTCCTGTTCTGTCAGGAACGGCTGTTCAACGGGCTCGATGCTGAAGGAGGCGTAGACGCCCTTGTTGTCGGTCATGGTGATTGTCTCGCTGTTGATGGCGTGGAGAAAGGGGAAAACGGGCGCCGAAGCGCCCGCCGTTGATCGCTGCTTAGTTCACCTTCGACAGGTACGGACGCATCAGCGTTGCTTCGAGCACGCCCGTTGCCGTGACCGTGATGCCAGTGCCATTGGCCGTGGCGTTCGCGGACATGGTGATGCTCTGGACCACGCCAGAAGGGCTGTAGGTGATCGAGCTGATGGTCGTGGAACCGGGAATGCCGGTACCGGAGATGGCAGCACCGATGAACGGCCCACCTTCCGGGGTGACGCTCCCGAGCGCCGTCAGCACAGCTGAACCGTTGACGGTCGTCGCCGTGAACGTCTGGTTGGCGGCCGCGAAGTTGACGCCCTGGATCGCCTTGGTGGTTGCCGTCGGAGATGCCGGGGCAGTTGCCAAGCCTGCGGTCGCCGTGGTTTCAGCCACGACGAGAGCCGCCGTTGCCGTGGTCACGAGAGCCGGAGCCTGTCCGTTGCGCTGCAGCCAGATGTAATAGGTGCCTGCTGCAAGCGTGATGGCGCCGACCGGGCCGCCGGTCAGCGTCGGGGGCTGGGCAGCGCCGGAGAAGACGCCGCAGCGCTGGCCGACGACAGCAGCGGCCGTGGTCAGCAGCGATGCGACATAGTCCTTGGTCCACTGGAACCATTGGCCGGGCTGAAGGGTCGTCTGCGACGCCAGCACGAGCTGGCAATAGACCCACTCGGATTCCTTGGTTCCGCCGGAAACGGAGCCAAGGGCAAAGTTCGGACCCGGGATACCCGAGCCGGCGACGATCGGGCCTTCGACGACGAACGGATTCGCGCCAAGACGATCGATCTGAGATGTTGCGATAGTCATGGAAGTTGATCCTTTCTCGACTTAGGCGAACAACACGCCCTGCAGGAAGGCGTTGTTCATGGTGAGGTTGCCGGCGAAGCCCATCAGCTGCACGAAGGCGTCCTGGTTGGTGTTCATGCGCTCGTCGCCGATCGGAGCCATGTCGCGGTCGCGGTGCGGGCGGTAAAACAGGTACTTGGTGTTCAGGAAGAACATCTGGTTGAGAGGCGCACCGCCGCCGAAGCCGCCGTCGAAGATCACGTCGGCGCCCATGTACTGCAGCGACTGGAAGCCGGCCATGCCCTTGTCCGCCGAGGTGATGCGCTGGATCGCCTGCAGCGATTCCCAGTAGAGGCGGAAGAAGTTGTTGTCGGCGACGACAAGATCAGGTGCATCGGGACCGCGAACACAGCTCATATAGAGCCGGTTCATGTACGACTGGATGTTTGCGGTCGATGCCGCGGCGCCGCCATCCGCCGAGGCCGAGAACTTCTGATTACGCCAGAAACCCCACGTCGCCCGGCTGATGCCGCCTACGGTGCCCGAGGTCGGCGTGGTTGAGATCAACAGCTGCAGGCCGCCGATCTGCTTACCGCCGTCCGCCGTGCCATCGGAATAGCAATCGAGGGCGATGTTGTTCTTCAGCGTGCTTTCGGCATTCTCGATGCGCTGCTCAAGCAGATCCAGAACGGCATCTTCGCCGGAATTCTGCAACTGTTCCAGACCGGACATCGAGACGGCAACGGCTGCCTGCTTGTAATCGTATTCGGCAGCGGTGATGACATCAGAGGGCTGGACGTTCAGGATCTCGTAGCCGGAATAGCGCTTGAAGGTGCTGTTTTCCTGGTATTGCAGTTCCTGGACGATGGTGCGGCCGCCCGAGACGGGCTTCTTGCGGCCGCGGCTGTTCAGACGAGAGAGAAGACCGTTGTTCTTCGTCACGTCGTCGGCGACCGTGCCGCTCCGGTTGCGCAGCGTGGTGGTCACGATTTCAGAGAGGTTGGGCGAAATGGGCATTGATCATGGTCCTTTGGTCAAACGCGACCATTCGCGGCGTGCAATGCGCTGCGGAGGGATTCGCGGATTGAAGTTGGTTGGCCGGCACCGGCGCCCTGGGTTGGCCCAGGCGCGGAAGAGCCGGAGATCGATCGCGAGGCGCGGCGGGCTTGATCTGCCGCTGCTGCCCTCTGGGAATTCTGGTCCTGGACTGTGTTCACCGTCGGCGCAGCCTGGCTGATCAGCTGCTGGCGAATATCAGGACGCATCCAACATGCCGCGTCGTAGGCGTCCTTTAGGCTCGATGCTCGCCCCGCGCTGATAAGGGCGACCATGTCGTCGAGAACTGCTTCGGCGTGCACATTCGCTGGGTCGGAAATGAAGGCATTGACCTGAGTTTCAGTGTCTCGCTTCCGAAGTACCTGTTCAACCGTGGCCTCGACATTGACGGGCTGAGGGCGCGGCTGTTGCTGGGCCTGCTGCGGCTGGCGCTGCAGGATCTGATCCGTCTGGCCATTGACGAGGGCGGAGAGGTTTACCCCTGCCATCTTGGCGACGTGAATAACGGTGTTGACCGGGTCGCGGATGAGCGACTGTTCCCAGTCGATCGCCTTGCGCATGACGTCGGCATGGGTGATGCCGGCGTTCTTCACAAGCGGCGTGAATTCCTCGAGGCCCTTATAGTCCTGAAGGACGCGGAAGCCGTTGTCGACCTCCTGCTCTCGCTTGGCGACGGCGGCCTGCACTTCCGGCGGCAGGGTTGCGAACTGCGCCTTTGCCTCAGGCGACCAGCCTGGGGGAACACGGTGCGTCGTTGCGGCCGGCTGCTGCTCTGCTGGCTGTGCTGCGGCAGGAGCCGCCGCCTGTGCGGCCGCCGGAGCGGCGTTGGCGGCTGCCGGTGCATCGCCGGGCTTCGGCGCTGCTGCGGCGGCCTGCTGTGCTGCTGGAGCGGTTACGCCCTTGTCCCCATCCTTCGGGGCGAAGCGTCCATGCTCATCGCGCTGTCGGTCACTGCCAACGGATGTCGTTGCCGTTTCGGTGCTGTCGAGCGCGGCTTTAAGGCTGTCGCGGATACTTAATGGCTTTTCGGTGGACGTGCCGAGGTCTTCGCTGCCGTTGCCGGCGTCGTTAATCAAGTCTTCCATGTTGGGTGGTTCCTATTTCGGGGATTGATGCCCGTTCAGGCGTTGTATTCGGCGTGAACGCGCCGCAGTTCGTCCCGGATCGCCTTGCGGTCCGTTTTCGGCTTCTCGATCGGCTGCGGCTTTTCGTTGCCGATCTCGACCACGCCGGCCGCCCGGTAGGCGGAGCGCAGCTTGGCTTTCGAGGTGTAATGCCTTCCGTCATGCATCGACTGGATATCGATGGCGTCGCTGATGAAATGAGGCGCCGGCAGATCCGACTGTGCAGGGTTCTGCACCGGCATGCAGTTGTACGGCCATTTGTCGAGTTGGTGCCAGCCGCCGCAGGTTCGGCAATAGCGCTCTCTCATGGCTCAACTGCCTCATAAGTGGCTTCGAAGATATCTGGCTTGCAGGGATAGAACTCGCCCTTCACGCCCTTGATGATCCAATCACCCGGTCGCGCTGTCATTTCGCCTTCGAGCGTGGGGATAACGGGATGGTCTGTCGTATGAAGCATCTCGTTATCGACGATCTCCTGCGACCGTCCGATAAACCGCAGGACTTCGAAGAAGTTGCTGCCATTGAACTGAAGGGCCTCGATCACAACCGGCTTCTTGCGAAACTTTGCCATTATGCCACCCCGACGAACGTCATCTTATTCTCGGAACAGTAGCGGCGGAAAGCAGCCTCATGCAGTTCGGTCTTCTTCATCTCGATCGCATGCCCGACCGTGCCGCCCTTCCACGAACCTTTGCGCCGCCCGGTCTCGCCGCTGAACTGGATATCAAGCGATCGACGAATCCGACGGCGCCGGAAGAGAGATAGCCATTTGAAGCAGCCGGTACCGAACCGCCATTCCATCTCTTCAAGATGTGTGGTGGCGGTCAATTCCTCTCCGTCGAAATCTTTGAAGGCGAAAACAGCCTTCGGCATAGCGTCCTCGAATTCACGCTGCACCTGCCAGGCGTTGCGGCGCGTCTCCATATCGGAGCTTTCCCAGTCGGTGCGAAGGTGCTCACCATCGAGCCCAAACCACGACTTGCGAACATAGCGCCACTGCGTCCACGGCAGAAAGTAGCCCTTTGTGCGGTCCGTGGTGCTGTCGCCGGTCGAGCGGCCAAGCTTAAACTGCAGGAAGCCTTCGCTGTACGAGAGGCCGAAGACACGCTCGTCCGTCTGCGTGTAGCCCTTCCGTCCGTCCTGCCGTGGCGTGGCCCAGTCTCGGTCACTCAGGTCAACCCACTCCGAATGGGGCCGGATGATCTGAGGCAGGCTGACGATGACTGTGAAGCCGTAGCAGCTGAACCGAAGGAAACAGCCGTCTTCGTCATCATCGACACTGCCCGAGCTGATGAGGAGTGCCAGGTGCTTGTAGCGGCGGTCACGGGCGAACAGGAACGGGCCGAAGTGGCGATCGTGGTCGCCCCATCTACGTGCATACATATGCGATTTCCTTTGGTTGACGAAAGAAAACAGGAAAAACGTTTACTGCTGATAGACGGGCTGCTGCGGTTGCTGGAACTGCTGCATCGCGCTCTTCGCCATGTCGGCGCGGGCCTGCTCCACCGTGGTCTGATGCTCGATCTGCGCCGTAGCAACCCCAAGCTTGGCCTTCGTCTCTTCGGCGCCTGCCTTCACCTGTGCCGTCTTCAGATTGATCATGTCCTGCGGCGTTGGCTCGGGAGGTTCCTTCGGAGCGGTCGCGGACTGCGAGAGTTGCGCGCCGACCTGCTCCAGTGTGTTTTCGAGCTGACGCCCTGCCCTGAAGCCGCGAGCGGCGAACAGCAATGTCTCGACCATGACAGGCACGAGCATCGGAGTCTGCTGCGCTATCGCCCCGGCCTGTTGCATGAAGCCTCCGACCATCTGGACGAATTCCATGCGGCGCTGCTTCTCAGCATCCTCGTCGGGCTCGATCGTCGAATCCGTCTCGATGTCGATCCGGAAGCCGCGCACGCTGTCATTGCGCAGCAGCTGCACGACTTCATCGATCGTCGGCTGCTCCATCATCTTCTGGATTTCAGGCGGCAACTGAGGCGGTTGCGGCGGCGGTGCGGGCTGGCCCATCTGCTGAGCGCGCTGCGCTGCCTGCTGGGCCATCATCTGCTGCTGTTGCATCTGCATCTGGACCTGCTGCTTCTGCGCTGCGGTCGGAAGCTGGATGCCGCTGACGAGCATCAGCGTTTCCGGCTGGAACTGGTCGCAGATGATCTCGCCGGCAAGGTTGACGATGTCGCGCGCAAACCGTGCCAACTCAGCCTGGCGATCACGGATGCGGATAGACCCCCATTGGCTTTTGATGCGCTGCGCCGTCGCCGTCTCCGAGGCTTGCGTGTCGCCCCGGACGATGTCGGAGATGCCGGTGATCTGGTAGACGTCCTCGACAAGCTGCTTGCGCACCTCGATGCAGGCAACGATGACCTTCTGTACCTGATCGATCGGCAGGGTGACGATGGCGTTCGAACCGCCCTTGTCGGTAAAGGCAGCCCATTCCGGGATCGGGACCATCACCGTGTCGTTGTCGGGTCGCATGGCCTTTTCGATCGCAGGCGATACCGAACCGTCACCCGATGGATAGAACACCTTCAGCCGGAGCTGATCTGTCAGCTTGTTGATGCGCTTGGTGAGAACGTCGATCTCGTCGCACTGGCCCTGGTAATAGACGTAATCCGGGACTGGAATTAGCGAGCTCGTCGACAAGGTACCGAATGCCGGACGTGGGCAAGGCCAGAAGCCATTGAGCTTCAGCGGCGGCTCGGATACCTCAAGCGCAACCGGCGCGCCTTCCGCGATCCAGACGGTGTAGTTTTCGCTCTTGCACCAGATTTCAATAACGTTGATCTTGCCCTCGTTCTGAGCGCGTTCGGTCTGGTTTGCACCTTGTCGGGAGCCCTGACCATCGGCATTCAGGCTGGTCCGCCCTTCCGGAAACCGCTTGTCAAACTCCTCATCTGTCATCGGGACGCGGCGCGCCACCCAGGTGACATCTTTCCAGCGCCGCGCTGGCGAGTGCAGGAAATCCGACCAGTGCACGTAGTCGACGCACACACGTTCGTCGGTGATCTGCTCAGGAGCAGGCCCACCATTATCGCCCATGCCGCCACTTAGAAACCCTTCTTCCGCTGGCGGATCGGAAGGCTCGACGCCCATGTCGAGCGGTTCGAAATCGGCTTCGTAGCGCAGCCACACTGTGCCGCGGGCGCAGAGCAGGAAGTCGTCCCGTACTGCCCGCATGACGGAATCGAGATCGGCATCGTCCGCAGTGAAGGCAAGGTTGCGCTCCACAAGCTCGGACGCCATCCGCGCCACCGGCTGAGCGTCCTTGAAGCGGCGCTCGACGACCGGCTGCGGCACCCGGGCATAGACGGCCGGCTGCAATACCGAAGTGTTCGCCCACAGCATGGGGAACTTTCGCTTGGCACTGCTGTTGCTGGTGCTGTCCTGCCCGGACTGCTGCAGGTAGATCTTCTCAATCTTCGTGCAGCGATCGATCCAGGATTTGAAATAGCGCTCAGCGCGTTCAAGTTCGCCCTGCCACTTCTGTCCGACCTTCGCGAGATCCCACGGGTCGTCAGCCTCCAGCGATGCCAGCCCTGTCGTGCTATTCATCAAACGCGCTCGCTATCAAATGTCGGTGTGGAGTTGACGAAGTCGTTGAAGGTCATGGTCTGGAACGTCGGCAGCCGCTTTGGTTCTGGCTTCAATGGTTCGGCCGCCAGGCCGGTGAAGATGATAGCGAGGCCGCCGAAAGCGTCGGCGCCGTGCGAAGCCCAGTTGTGCAGCGGCTCATCTCGGAACACGCCAAGATCCTCGTCCCACTCTTTCCGGTAGTTCCTCAGGCACTTGACGCCCTGAGCGCACCCCGCCTGGTCGAACTCGACCTTGCCCAGGATCCGCCGCGTACCGTTGATCCGGTCGTGGACATAGGCGCGCTCAACCTTGCGAACCGTGCCGAGGTTTCGAGCCTTGACGTCCTTCAGCATGATCTCGATGCGGGTCATGCCCCCTCTGGTCCATTCCCGCACCTTGATATCGTGCGGCATGTTGTGGACGCCGTAGACATAGCCGTGCTCTTCAGCGCGGCGCTCCAGCTCGTCGAGCATGCCGTCCATGCCGGTGCCGGTGTGCTCGAAATAGCCGATCATCCGCACGCGGCTTGGGAGCACCTGGAACAGCCAGACGCTATTCGTGTCATCCATGCCGATGTCGGATATCGTGTGGACTGGATAGCCAGGCACATGCGGGAAGATGCCAATCCGTTCTTCAGCGTCGGCGACGGCCATCTGATCGGCGTAGTAGGCACCCTCGACGCTCGCCTCGAACGCTTCCGCCGGTGACGACGGATATTCGCGTTTCATGTCCCCGAGCTGCGTTTCCGCTTTCTTTACGTACCAGGCCTTTTGGCCGTCCGTCAGTTCGATGCCCTGATCAGCCAAGGAGCGGAAGTACTTCGCGAACGCTGCAGTGATGATGACGCCCTCGGGCGCGATCGAATACAGTGGCTCTTTCCACCATGGAAAGAAATGGAACTTGAAATCCAAAGACGTCAGCGACGAGACCTGGCGCTGCTTGATCTGAGCATCTTCGCACAGATTGTAGAAATGACCTTCCTGCCCCTCGGCAGTGCTTTCGATAAACACCAGTTGGCCGGCCTGCACGGTGTTGAGCGCGCCGGTTCTGACTTCCCTCGCCTTCTCCGGATACTTCGCGCAGAGCTTTCCGTATTCCGAGATATGCAGGTACTGCAGCGTGCCCGATCGGAGAGACGTGCCGACGCGGATGCTCGAATTGTTTGCGAGCAGCAGTTCCGTCTGGTTGTCCCTTATGATCGGGACGGCATTCCGAATGCCCTCGGGCAAGTTATCGTAAGGGTATTTCACCTTGTCCCGGAAGATGGTCTGAGCGTCGCCCAGGGTGTGCGCGATGGTGCCGGCGCGGATATCCCGGTTGAATACGCAGGCATCGAGCATGAAGATCTGAATGAACGTGGTCAGCCCGAGCTGGCGAGCTTTCAGCAGCACGTTGAGATAGTGCATCTGCTCAAAGAAGGTCATCTGAGCCCAGTTCATTTCGAACCGCACTCGTTTGCCTTCCTTGTCCGTGATCCAATAGAGATTATTAAGACGCCAGCGCCAGTCCGAGAACTGATCAACCGCCGTTTGGAAGTCCGCGGGTTTTGCCATTGATAGCTTCCAGCAGCTGCGACACCTCGCCGGTCACGCCGTGTTCAAGCTTCCCAGCGAGTTCGCGGCGGTTTGTGTAGACACCTCCAGATTCCTCCGCAGCCTGCTTCAACAACGATGAGGCGAGGACCAAGTTGCCCCGGTCTTCAGCCTTGTCGGCCATGCGCTGCAGAGCGCGGAGACGGACGGCACGATGGCTGATCGCGATCTTGCTCGTATCTTCCAGAAACGTCTTCCGCGTCTCCTCGAACAGAGACTTCCAGCGGACGGCCAGATTACGCCCAGCCCTCTTATTCGGGTCATAGGCCTCGATCGACTGCGGCGTTAACGTGATGCCCAAGTCCCTCTTGATCGCCGCAGCGACGACAGAGGGAGTGTCAAAGCATGCAAGCGCCTGCACGACATAGGTTTGCTGTTCAACCGTGAGCTTCGATTTTGGCATGGTTTATCAGGAAGCCATCAGGTCTAAGCGACACGCAGATTGCATGTGCCGCATGCATGGTCGATGAAAGCGCGGGCGACCGCTGGCGGCCGGCGGGCTGCATCCACCAATTCCCGAACACCGGACGCATCCGCCCCATACCGGCGGACGACACCAATGAACTGTTCTACGTCGTGCCCTTGGATGGTGAAGACCGGAAGGCCGGTCATCTTGTTAAACTTGGGCGCGCCGAATGCATCGCGCTCTTGGGCAGCATGATACAACTCGTGTTCCAGGAGCGCCAAGAACTCAGCGTCACCGCAGTGTCGGCAGTACTCCGCATCGAGTGTGATGATGAAATCCGGAACTGTCCCAAACCATTCGATCACCTGAAGCTCCGCGCGAGCACGGGACCATTTGCCCATGGCGCCCTGAGGCTTTCCGATCTCACACTGACCTACGACACGCTTGCCTTTGCGGCTGTTCTCAACGGCTGTCCAGAGATACCCAATCTCCGCGTGGGCCAGATGTTCGTGGTCTGGGTTGAACACCGGCGACGCTTCATCGAGGAAGGTTGCCTCTATCCATTCTGCCAGATCGGGCGCCGGAACGAACGCGCCCAGCCGTTCAACGTCGAACAGGTTTGAGGGCGGCTGCGGCCTTGGTGATCTTGATGCTGTCATTGTCTCCTGCCTTCTGATCGGCTGGATGGGTGGTGATGAAGATGGGCTGCGATACCTTGCCGGCGCTGTGCAGCGTTGGGATTTCGTTCAGCGGGATGTTCTTCGCGGAGGCCAACGAGGCCGACATGTCACATCACCTCGCGTTCGAGGCGGTTGAGCTGGCCCTGGGCGTTGCGGATCATGTCGACGGTCCGTCCTGCATCTTGGCGAAGGCCGCTGAGTATGGAGACAGCCTTTCCTTGATCGGTCTGGCCAACAGGCTGAGGAGTGGCACCACACAGGCGGTTGACCATGTCCTCGACGCGGATCGCCAGGCTTCTGGCCTCTTCGAGAGCGTAAGACGCGGCGTTGATTGCGCTCGGCTCGTCGAGGGCTATTCCTTGGACGGCTTGTCCAAGGTAATTTCCTGCTGTGGTTGTGGCATTGTACATGGTCATTCTCCGTTTGATTGGGGGCGGTGGGGCCTGAGCATTTCTCGGCTGCTGAGAAAAGATTGCTTCTCAGCATCTTTTGACAAAGATGCAATTGTGAGTTTCATTGATGTAAGTTGTGGGGACTTCAATGAACAAGCTGCTCATTTCCTGCGTGACGGCGGTCGCTCTGTCGGGGTGCGCCGATTACATGAACCATCGGGACACGATCACCTTCGGGGCCGGGAACGCGATGGAAGCGAACAAGGCGATCCACATCGCCCAACCGTTCAACCCGCAATCTCAGAATACGAGGATCTATGCCGATGGCCGGCGCATAGGCAGCGTCATGAAGGAATACAACGGCGGCGGTCCGGCCCAAGGCGGTCAGCAGCCATATTCCGGAAACTGCCCAACCGAAGAGGATACTGCTGCCGACGGGTCGAGATGCGGCGGCAGGGCCGCATCGGTGCAATAGTCGCTCTGATCGAGCCGACGAGAAAACCCGCAACAGCGAACCGGGCGGGTGGTGAAGCGGACTTCCGCAACGTCGATTTTTCTGCAAGATCTCGTTTCAACCAAGGGACCAAATCGACATGAGCGACAAGATGAGTCTCGTCCACTACTTGAGGGACGATCGTGCTGAGGCGACCATTGAGCTTCACCAGAATGGGGTGCGGAGAGTTCCCTTTAACGCTTAGCTAGAAGCATGGAGTTGAACATGGAAACGCATAGATTTGAGACAGCGGCAGATTTCAAGAAATGGGCCAAGAACGCCTGCAAGTTCAAGCTTCAGCGGTATGATCGTATTCCAATCGGCAAGCAGACGTGGACCTACGGCGACGGCCATGTGGTTGAGACTGAATACGGGGAAAAGGGCGGCAACCTGCTCGTCAACCTCGGGTACATTCTGGCAGCACTCGATGGCAAACTTAAGAGCCCTGGCGATGTCCAGAAAATTGAGGACATTGACGCCCGAGGCGGCCTTGCCTTCGCGATAAATTTTGGCGACTAAATTGCGTCCCTAGCAGCTATGCCGTTCACCTTGACTGCCCACTCTTACTTCACTGAAATCGCCGGGCTACCCTCCCGGCTGGCCGACGGGCTCGGCGTCGTGTCACCCTTCTCGGCAACCGGAACAACGCTTCGCTATCGCTTGATATTCGGAGCGCGTCGGCTTCCCCTGGTATAAAGTGGGCCTCAGGGTTCCGGCTGGTCTCCGGCAGCAAGCCTGGATTTTGGATGCAGTCCTCCCTACGCGGCGGCTAGCGCCAAATTAAGGGACCGGCAGATTGCACAGCGCTTGGCATGTGGATCGCAACAGGCGTCCCGGAGAACTGCAGGATATCTATACTGCTTCGCGATATTCATCAAGGTTCGTGTCGTCTTCCAAGCCATCCAGCAGCTCCATTATCCCCAGGACATGGGCCTTCAGCTTTTCGTTCAGTTGGTCGAGCGTGTTTTCGGCGTGATAGCGCAGCGATACCGTGCGGCCTCGGCCACGAGGCAAAAGGCGACCGAGCTGAGTATTCAGATGCTTGCGGCGCTTATGCCGAGCCTCTTCAGTCGCGCTGGCCTTGGCAAAGCGATAAGCCTGCTGTTTGTCGAAACCCGATAGCATAAGCGCCTGCATGTCCGCCTCAGTGAAGGCGATCGGCCCACCGTCGCGGCCCACGGAAACTATACCCCCGACGCCGTCAACCTGACGAACTCTGTCAAAGCCGTCGCCGGGATCGCGGCGGATGAATGCATACCCGACCAGGAGTGGCAGTCGGCGCTCGAAAAGCTTCCGGCTACGGTGCTTGCGGATCTCCTTCCAGAACGCTGGCATGAAGACGTCGATGCCCTCGTTGCGGAGATTGCGCTCGATGATGCTCTCGCCCCGCCGGTCTTCGGGTGCCCCCTCGATCGCCTTCGCCATACGCTGATAGCCGGGCGCTACGCGGATCGCATACCAGCGGACGGCCGGGTCGCCGATCGGGTCGTTGATGAGGATCGAGCGACGATACGAGTGTGACTGCGGGTTGGTACCGAAGTGGACGATTTCCCTCGCCGGCAGGATCTCGTAAGGCGGCCTTACGCACGCTTGCGCCGTTGATACCGCGGCGGGTTGAGATTGGAATATCTGGTCACCCCAGGCCTTCTTTCCGCCCTTTCCGTCGGAAACCGCAACGACGAAACCAAATCGAACACCACGGCCCCAGCTGTCGACGTTCTCGAATTCGAACGGTTGGCCGGAAATATTAATTTTCTCGTTCATGCGGCCCTCTTCTTGATCAGATTGCGGCGCTCCGGCGTCACGTGGACGTAGGATGGGCGCCAGTTGATTGGCTGGGCGAAGTGAATTTTCCGCTCGGGAATGATCTGGTACCAAGTGCCGTCGGCATCGAGAAAGAACTGCAGGCCAGAAGCGGGGTAGTGCCCCATCATGTCGTCGAACAGCAGGTCGCAGATGAGGCCGGTTCCGCGCGGTGCGGTGTTCATCGGCCTCCATGGGTTCTCCCGGTCGTGGGCTTCACGCTCTTGCCGTTCCTTGATGGTCATGCGGCGTCTGTTAGATCGCGGAGGCTGCCTTGGAAATCTTGGACCGGCTGACGAGCGGTGCGGAGCGCCTCCTTGCGATCGCGCCAGCCGATGAATTCGCCGCAACTCGTGGGTCTTACTCCTTCAGCCATGAATATGGGCCTTTCCCGACTGATGTTGGCGCTTGAATTCACGGTGCAGTTCTCGAATGCGAACCCTCTGGCGTTCGTTCTCCTCCACCGAAACCTTGGGAGGCTTACTCGCTTCCTCGATCGCATTTCGTTTGGCGCGCAGCCTGGCGATATCCTCGACGATGAGGCGGCATTCGGCCCGAGCCATATGCGCTAGCTTGGCCGGCACTGGCATAAACTCGCTCGAAATATCCGGGTATTCCCCGCGCTTCAGTTTCGTGACCACGGCAATGAGGCCATGGCGCGGAACGCTTCCGAGGGCGATTGTGTATTCCCTGAGAAAATCTTCGGCGGCCACCCCTTTGGGGACAAGCATGCCGCCAGCCTTGAGGCTATGAAGGCATTCAGCGATGAACTCAGGCCTCGCCGGCTGCAGGCGTTCAGCCAGCGCGGTAATCTCTTGGTCCAAGGTCGAAAGTGCTACCGGTAAATTCGTCATTTCTGGATCTTCCTGTGGCCTCGTCTAGCACCCTTTGGACATCATCCTGGTGCTGCATGAACTCGCTTTTCGGCTTGTTGGGCGGCGCTTGCGGCTGGTGCCGTGATGCCGATCGGTTTTCCATCCACTCGATTTCGAACCCCTGCCAGCCGTTGGCGATCATCGCATCCGCCGCGGCATTGGCATCCGGGCACCGGCGGAACTTTCCAGCCAGAAGCTTGGCGGCATGAGCCGTGAGCGGCTTGCGGATTTTTTGCCGATGCTGGATCACTGCATCGGCACGGTCCGCGTCGAGAACAGCTTCGAGCTCGGATTTTGGCGTGGGGGAAGAGCCCCCTTTAGGGGGCGAAGGGGGTATGGATTGAAGGGGTTTAGGAGAAGGGGGTGTGGGGGAAGAACCTTTCGGGGAAGAAAGGTTTAGATCCTCCGCGGAATCCGCAGATTCCGCGGAATTCCGCAGACGTTTCCGATCGCGATCCTTGGCGCGGCGGCGTGCTGCCTGCTCATCAACGATCTTGACTGGCTCGCGTTCCGACAGAGCCGCGGCGGTCCTGCCAATTAGGTCAGGATCCACCCCAGCACGAACCATGTCCGCTATGAGATCGGCAACCGCACTCATCCGGGCTAGCCCCGCCCTTCCGGTGTTGCTGCGGCCAGAGCTAGTTGTTTGAATTCCAGCAGGTCGAACCGAGGAGTATCCCCACGCTTGTTTGTCAGGATCAATTTTGCCTGAGCGGCAGCATGGAAAACGCTCGATCGGATCCGCACGGCGCCGTATTGGTCGCGACCAGGCAGTTGCCATTCAGACAACTCTCCTGCAGCTACAAGCTCACCGAGCGCCTGCATGCGGAACATGATGGCGGTCGCAACCAACGGGGAAACATCGCGTCCCGACAGGGCATGGAATACTATCCACATGGGATCGTCGACGGTACCGCCTCCAGCAGTTCGAACGCTCTCGTCGAGTGCGTCTGCGATTTCTTCGAGCATTTCAGGCTCGACCTTTGTGCTTGCTATGCTCCGCAGAAACTTGGTGGTCATTCCCCGCTCCCTGAAATATTGGCAGCAATGTCGACGCCCCGTTCGCTCCAAAGTCGATACTCAAGAGCCAAGGCACAAGCATCAGCCGCTTGTGGGGGTGCCAGTCGGAAGCGTTCGATGATGGCGGGGATAAAATGAACAAAGTCCGCGACAGGCACAGGCGCGCCATCGTCGAGCAAGCGCTGTGACAACCAAGCGCCGGCACGCTCTTCGATCGAAAAGGCTGGAGCTTCATGCTTCATCCGAAAGCCCTCCTGAGGATCCGCATCCGTCCCGCCAGATCATGGGCCTCGCGCGCATGCACGTGCGCGAGGCCGAAACGGCTCTGGAGTTCGATCGTGATCGAGTGCTGTGGCCTACCCTGGTCGGCAAGCCACTGGGCGGCGCGGACGATCGCTGGGTCGCGGCTCTCGCGCGGATGGCGCGCGACGCGCACAAGCATCTGAAGGGCAGTGAGTGCTTGTCCTACCATTCGTTACGCTCCCATCGCTTCACGAAGCATAGGCTCGTTCGTGACCTTGATGTTCGCGACGACGAAGCCGAGAACCATTTCATTGAATTTCTCGAGGGTGAAGTAGGAGTATCCGTGATCGGCTCCACGATGATAACACGGGTTATCCAGTCGCATCCGGATAGGCGTCTCGCGCCGGTCGGAACGGTCGGCGCGGTAGAGCGTGCCTCCGAAGCCCCGATCAACAAGGTAGACGCCGTCGCAATGGTATCGGTCAACAGGCAGGATCATAACGTAGTCGCGCAAACCGCAGAGATCGGGAGCCATGCCGTCGCCGTCGACCATGCGAATGCGCAGGCGATCGGACATGATGGTTTCGGCCGGGATCGCCGATGCAAGGAAATTGCTCATGCCATTGCCCTCGCGATCGAGGTTAGGGCGGCATGCAACGTGTCGGCATCATCGCGCAGATAGGTCTCCTCCGAGTCCTTCAACTTGTGCAGTATCCACTGCGCTTTGCGGCTGGCTTCCTCCAGGGTCGTCGGCACAAAGTTGAGAACTTCACGCTCGATGGATTTGACCGCGCTTGAAGATTCATTGATGCGGCGCTCGGCATCAGTAAGTCCGCAAGCGTCTTTGATCCGCCTCGTCTCTTCACTGATTTGCGTGAGCTTCGGGGCGCTCGTCATGGCATCACATTCGACGATATTCGAGAAATGATCCCACTCGACGCAATCGAAATCCCAAGCGGCGCGGTGGCGTTCAAAGAGAATCCCGAGCGAATCAACCGCGGGGAAGCCGCCGGTGAGAGCCTCCTTCGAGGCTTCGTGGTGTTCGAGTTGGGGGAGTTTACCATTTGCGGTGATTGCGGCTGATGGCACTGGAATTTCCACCGCCTTGCTGATATTTACTTTGCTGTTCATTTTCGTTTCCTTTGTGAGGGATCGAGAACCATGGCTCGGGACCGTTGGCGCGGTTGCCGAGCCTTTTCGGCTCATGCTGCTGTGTCCATGAAGAAGGCGATGAGCTTGCTACGGCTAGCGACGTAGCGACCGCCAACCTGCTTAACCATCGGCAAGTGACCACTGTTGATCATGTGATAGGTCTGGCGAGGCGTCCGCCCGATGACTTTGCCAATCTCTTCAACCTCCCAGATCAAATCTAGTGGCTCTGCATTGTCGCTCATTGATTCGCTCCATTAACTGTGTTCACTGGCTACATTCTGTAGCCATTGCCTACGATAGCTACAGAATGTAATGATGAATGTCAATCATCACTAATTACAGATTGTAGTCATGTCCGATAATCCCAAGGAATTGCTCGCTAATATCGCTCCCTTCGGGCTGCGGATGCAGGCCGAGTTGAAGGATCAACTTAAAGCGGCTGCTGAGCAGAACGGACGATCGATGAATGGAGAGATCGTTGCTCGGCTTGAGAGCTATCCAAAACTAGCCAGGCTGCCCATGGACGTCTCCTACCTGAAGATGGAAAACGAGCGACTTGCCGGTGAACTTCTAGAGGCGAAAACCGACGCTGAAAATCAGCGCGTCCTTGTTGCCCAACTTCAACATCTCCTCAGCGAAGACCTTCGTAAAGCTGAACGAGACCAGGAGACTTTGGGCGAGATTGAGCGTCAATTCAATAAATTGAAAGAGCAATCCGATTACCTTAAGACGCTGAAAGCCGAACTTCTTGAAGCAACAAAGGAGCGAGACGAGGCGGCAGAGGCGCAAATGAGAGTACAGGCCGCCTTGATCGATCGCCTTACAAAATCACAGGAAACGAATGCCGTTATCCTTCGGGGCTTCCGGAAAGTGTTTTTGAAGGCAGCTGATGGCAATGATGACGAGCTAAAGAAGCTCGTTGAAGTGTTTCAGACCATAGGCGAAGAGGACTCCTGATGTCCGTCCGCAAACGTGAATGGACCACACCAAAGGGAGTCGAGAAATCGGCATGGGTGGTCGACTATCAGGACGCGGGAGGAAAGCGCCGTCTCAAGACGTTTGTTCGGAAGAAGGAGGCGGACGCATTCGCTGCGACAGCTTCGGTAGAAATCCGTGAGGGGGTGCATGTTGCCGAGAGCGCCAGCGTCACCATCGAGGCGGCGGGAAAGCTCTGGATCGCCAGCGCGAAGGCTTCTGGACTTGAGCGCGCGACTATCCAGGATTATGAGCGCCACCTGAGGCTCCACATCAATCCCTTTATCGGAAAAACGAAGCTCCCCACCCTCTCGATCGCCAAAGTGCGCTCCTTCGAGGATGACTTGCGGGGCGCCGGCCGGACGTCCGCGATGATCAAGAAGGTCCTGGTGAGCCTGGGCACTATGATTGCCGATGCTCAAGAAAGGGGATTGGTCGCGAGGAACGTGGCGCGCGATATGAAGAGGCGGCGAGGTTCGGGCGAGAAGACGAAGGAGAAGCGTCAGAAGGGCCGCCTGAAGATCGGGGTGGACATACCCACCCGCGAGGATGTTAAGGCTCTTCTGGGCGTTCCGGCGCCTCGTTGGCGCCCTATGATCCTTATAGCGATATTCTGCGGCCTGAGAGCGTCCGAGCTGCGGGGCTTGAGATGGCCGGATGTAGATCTCGACAAGCGCGAGATCCATGTTCGCCAGCGTGCCGATCGGTTCAATGATATCGGCCGGCCGAAGTCGGAATCCAGCGAGCGAACTGTTCCTGCCCCGCCTATGGTCATCAATGCCTTGAGGGAGTGGAAGCTCGCCTGCCCGAAGCGAAATTCCGGCAAGAAGGACGAAGCCGGCGAGCCGATCATGGTGCTTGATCTCGTATTCCCGAACGGGACTGGCAGGGTCGAACAGCTGAACAACATCCTGCGGCGCGGTCTGCACCCCGCCTGGGTAGCAGCCGGCATCGCCGTGGACAGTGGCAAAGTCGACAAGAAGGGCAACGCGATCCTCGCGCCCAAATACACGGGCATGCACGCCCTACGGCACTTTTATGCCTCGTGGTGCATCAATCGGAAGGAAGACGGCGGCCTCGGGCTGACACCGAAGATGGTTCAAGAGCGCATGGGCCACTCAACCATTGCTATGACGATGGACACCTACGGACATCTGTTTCCGAAAGACAATGACGCCGACGAATTGGCGGCCGCTGAGAAGGCATTTATGGCCTGA